AGTCTGATAGACAGGATATAGTATGGAAGTTAAATTATTTGGGTTTACCCTCTTAAAAACTAATGAAGAAACTAAAGAGCTAAAGTCATTCGTGCCTGCCGAGAGTGCGAATGACGATGGCAACCTTACAGTTTCTAGTAATTTTTATTCGACATCATTGGATTTAGACGGTGGTGCAAAAAGTGATTCTGAACTTATTGACAGATATAGAGATATGTCTATCAATCCAGAAGTTGAAATTGCGATTGATGATATTGTTTCAGAAGCTATTGTCAACGAAGCTGATGATGCTCCAGTAAAACTTCTCACAAAAAATTTAGATTTATCAGAACCTATTAAGAAAAAAGTAGTAGACGAATTTAATTCTGTGTTGAGTCTATTAAATTTTAATAGAAATGGATATGATATTTTCAAAAGTTGGTATGTAGATGGTAGAATTTATTATCATATTATTATTGATCAAAAAAAACCCAAAGACGGTATCAAAGAATTAAGAAAAATCGATCCAAGAAGAATTAAAAAAGTTAAACATGTCGAAAAGGGCATGGATAAGAACAAAAACAATCTTGTTAAGGGCGTTAAAGAATTTTATCTTTATAATGAAAGAGGATTAGGAACTGTTGATAAACAGTCAGGTATTCCTATTTCGATTGATGCAATTGCACATGTAACATCTGGATTAAAAGATTCTAGAAAAAATCATGTCATTGGACATTTGCACAAAGCAATCAAAGCATTAAATCAACTTAAAATGGTAGAAGATTCTGTCGTTATCTATAGATGGACACGCGCACCCGAGCGTAGAGTATTTTATATTGATGTTGGAAACCTCCCAAAACTCAAGGCCGAACAGTATATCGGCGACATTATGAATAAGTACAAAAATAAAGTCGCATATGATGCAAACACAGGTGAAGTAAAGGACGATAGACGGCATATGTCTATGTTAGAAGATTTCTGGTTTCCACGCCGAGAGGGTGGTAGGGGTACAGAGATTGAAACTTTGCCAGGCGGATCAAATCTGGGCGAAATGGACGATGTTATATACTTTCAAAAGAAATTATACAAGTCGTTAAATGTACCTATTTCTAGGTTAGAACAAGATGCTGGTATGCAACTTGGCAGGGCTACAGAGATTTCAAGAGATGAATATAAATTTTACAGATTCATTGTAAGACTGAGAAAACAATTCAACCTATTGTTTTTAGATTTGCTTAAAAAACAACTCATACTAAAAGAAATAATTGCACCAGAAGATTGGCCTGCAATTTCACAAAATTTAATTTTTGACTTTACACAAGACTCATATCATGCAGAAGTTAAAAATCAAGAGATGTTGGCTGGTAGAATAGATTTATTGTCTAATATGAGTGATTATGTAGGTAGATATTATTCAAATAAATGGGTAATGTTAAATCTTCTCAAATTCTCAGAAGAAGAAGTCAATGCAATGAAAAAAGAAATAACATCTGAAAAGAAAGATCCAGTATTCAAACCAGATGAAGAAGAAGACGGTAATTTTAGATAAAAAATGAAGGAATTGAGATGACAGACGAAAATATTATAAATAATCCATACTTAGACATTGTTGATGCAGCTGTATTAGGAAACACTTCAGATGCAGCTAATTCAATTGAAAGTGCTCTAAAAGATAAAATATCAGCCGAATTAGAAAATATGACAGCTGATATTGGGGCAGATATTTTAGACGATGATGAAGATGTGGATACTGAAGAATATGATGAAGATGATAATGATTTAGAAACCGAATCCGACGAAGATCAATCGGAAAATTAGAAAGGATATTAGAAATGCTAACATTCGGAGAATTTTGTGATGAATCTTTAGACGAAGCTATCAGAATGAAAAGACGGGTTCGCAAAGGAAAAATTCAAAGAGCTAAAGTTTCTTCTAAAAAAGGAAAAGGTTGGACAGTTAAAAACGGCCGAGAGGTTAGAATTTCACCAACCGAGCTCAAAAAAATGAGTCTTAGAAATAAGAAAAGCGCTCGCAAATCAAAAGGCAAACGTGCCATGGCGAATGTAAAGAGACAGAGATCTATGAACAAGAGGACGGGAATCTAATGAAACTTATCACAGAAGTAGTAGAGGATATCATTGTAGAGTCTAGAGGAAAAGACTTATTCATTGAAGGCGTTTTTTTACAGTCCAATATTAAAAATAGAAATGGACGGGAATATCCAGAAGAAATTATGGATAAAGAAGTCAGAAGATATGACGAAAAATATGTCCAGAAAAATCGTGCTTTCGGAGAACTGGGACATCCAGAAGGGCCGTCTATCAATTTAGAAAGAGTTTCCCACATGATTAAGTCACTTAAAAAAGAGGGCAATAATTATGTCGGTAAAGCAAAGATTATGACAGAGACTCCTTATGGGAAAATTGTCAAGAATCTTATTCAAGAAGGTGCGTCATTGGGTGTTTCTTCTAGAGGTATGGGTAGTGTAAAACAGTCGGGCGGTAAAAATATCGTACAAGACGATTTCTATCTGGCCACCGCAGCAGATATTGTTGCAGACCCAAGTGCTCCAGATGCGTTTGTCAATGGTATCATGGAAGGTAAAGAATGGGTGTGGGATAATGGAATTATGAAAGAGAGTCAAATTTCTCAGTATAAATATTCCTTAGATAACAAAAAAAGAATTGAGACTGAAAAACTCAAAATTGATCTTTTCGAAGATTTCATGTCGAAATTGTAAATATTATAAATAAATATAAATTAAACTCATTAGGAGACACAAAAATGACAGATTTAGAAAACAAAGATATTGTCGAAGATGAAGCGACTGTAGAAGTTGTAGAAACTGAAGAGCAAGTAGAAGATATCGTAGAGGAAACAGCCGAAGCGGATGAAGAATCTACTGAATCCACAGAAGAAATTATCGAAGAAGAATCTACTGATTCTGACGATGAGGTCGAAGAGCTCTCAGAGGAAGATGATGAATTGGTTGCAGATTTGGAAGAGATTGCAGAGGACGAAACTTCTGCTGAAGCTTTTAAAATCACATCAGAAGACTTGGACATTTCCGAGGACATCGATGCTATGTTAAATGGACAGGAATTGTCAGAAGAATTTCAACAACAGGTCAGCACAATTTTTGAAGCTGCTGTTATCAATAAAGTAAACGAAAAAATTGACGAAGTTTATGCCACTTACCAAAGTGACATTGAGGCTGAAGTTGTAGAAATTAGACAAGAATTGTCTGAAAAAGTCGATGAGTATCTGACCTATGTTGCGGGAGAGTATATCAAAGAAAACCAACTCGCAATTGAATCAGGTCTCAAAATGGAGATTATGGAAAATTTCATGTCTGGTATCAAAGGTGTTTTCGAAGAAAACTATATCGAACTCCCAGAAGAGAAACTAGACCTGTATAGTGAAGCTCTTGAAACTCTTGATTCGAAAGAATCTGAGTTGAATGAGCAATTTGAAAAGAATATTCAACTGAACAAAAGATTGGTTGAATTGGAAAAAGACATCGTATTAATGAATGTTACCGAAGGACTCACAGACACCCAAGTTGATAAAATTAGAAATTTGAGTGAAAATGTCGAATTCGATAACACTGATGATATGGCGCAAAAAATCACATTGATTAGAGATAATTATTTTCCGTCTGAGACAAGCGTTGAAAGCGGTATTCTTGATGAAAGTGCATTAGAAACTTCGGTAGAAGATTCGCCAGTGGTTCAAGAGGAAAATAAAGTTCAATCGCCTAGGACTATCATGGATGTGTACGCACACGCCTTGAATAAACCTAAAGATTAAATTTTTATAAATAATAAATGATAACATATAAAATCTACTAAGGAGATAAAAACATGCACGATTTAAATGAAAATTATGTACAGGGCCTGAAAGAAAAGTGGGCTCCAGTACTCGATCACGAAGACCAAACTCCAATCGCAGACAATTACAGAAAAAATGTAACTGCTATTCTTTTGGAAAATACAGAACAAGCCATTCGCAAAGAAAATGCTCTTGGCAATTCTACAATGCTCAACGAAGACACCCCTGCAAACATTGCACCTACTGCTGCGGCTTCTGGTGCTCTGCAATATGCAGACCCAGTGATGATTTCTATGATTCGCCGGACTATGCCAAACTTGATGGCGTTTGATATTCTTGGTGTGCAACCAATGACAGGACCAACCGGTCTTATCTTTGCAATGAAGTCTAACTATTCTACTCAAGGTGGAACAGAAGCTCTACATAACGAAGCAGACACCGGATTTTCTGGTGATTCCAGTTCTAGTGGCGTTGTCCATACTGGTACTGACCCATTTGCTGGTGCGACCGTTGTTGCAAACGAAGTAACAGAAGCTGTAGCTAGTTATAAAACTGGTGCCGCAGGTTCAACCGCTGATGGTGAAGCACTTGGTCAAGGCACTGCAAACCAGTTTAGTGCTGACGGTCACTTCAACCAGATGGCATTCTCAATTGAACGCACATCTGTTACTGCTCAAACTCGCGCACTCAAGGCAGAGTACACAACTGAATTGTCGCAAGACTTGAAAGCTGTACACGGTCTGGACGCAGAGTCAGAACTGTCAACCATTCTTTCCACAGAAATCAATGCAGAAATTAACCGTGAAGTTCTTCGCGGCCTGTATGACAATGCAAGATTGGGTTGTGGAGCACAAACTGCAACCAAAGGACAATTTGACCTCACTGCCGACTCCGATGGACGTTGGAAAGTAGAAAAGTTCAAAGGTCTAATGATGCAGATTGAACGCGAAGCTAACAGAATCGCAAAAGACACCCGCCGTGGTAAAGGTAACATGGTAGTATGTTCTGCTGATGTTGCTTCCGCTCTGGCAATGACAGGTGTTCTTGATTATAACCCACAAATGAGTAACACTGGTATTTCTTCGGACGATACTGGTAGTACATTTGCTGGTGTTCTTAACGGACGTTTCAAAGTATACATCGATCCATATTTTGATGCTGCAGGCGCACATGATTTCTGTATGGTTGGTTATAAAGGTTCTTCTGCTTATGACGCTGGTAGGTTCTACTGCCCATACGTTCCAATGCAGATGGTTCGCGCCGTTGGTGAGAACACTTTCCAACCAAAAATCGGTTTCAAAACCCGTTATGGTATGGTAAACAACCCATTTGCTGGTGGACCTCGCGTTGCAGATATCGCAGCTAATTCACACTCAACTGGTAACATCTACTACAGAATGTTCAAAATTATTAACCTCAACGGATAATAAGTTTAAAAATACTGCAAAAATAATGCAGGAACTTCGGGGGGATTTTTATCCCCCCTTTTTTTATGACTAAATAGTAGTGTAATCAGGAGAGAATAAT